TTCCAAACCTATAACCACCCTTTACTTTTTTAACAGGCATTATAGTGAAAAGTTACCTTCTGGTTCGTTAACAGGTAGATATAATCTGTTTGGTCCTGCCATACGAATGATTTGCTTTGCACCATCTTTGGATTGCTTTTCTGATAATTTTAATCTGTATTCCTGAAATTGATTATCATAAGGCAAACCCTTTTGTTTTAAAAATCTCCATATTACACCTAGTGTAATTAAATCTTCATCTAATACTGTTGTATTACTATCTGCTGCATAACTAGTTGCATTTGCTGAACCATCACCATTAGTGTCAACCCAGTTTTTACCTACATATTCAAAATAAACACTTTGTCCTGCTGGTGGAGCTGGGTGAAATAATAGCGAATTACCTCTAATTCTAAAATAATTAGTTATCCCACTACTAACACTTGCTTTTAATCTTTGCCATTGTGAGTTATTAAGAGGTCCGTAGTATTTTCTATCTGTGGTTCTATTCCACATAGTATCATTACTAAATCGTAAAAAATCAGAAGCTATAGCAGTCATAGTTCCTTGACTTTCTGCTGCTAATGTGGTATGAGCTTCTTCTTTAATTAATGTTTGCCAATCATACCCTGCTACTAAATTTTTACCTTCTCTGTTAGCAGCTGCTAATAATTGTATGTTTGTAGTATCAGTACTACCTATTACAGTAGAAGGAGATGGCACTCCTATCTCATTTGCTGCATCTTGGCATATAGTTAATAATGTCATTCTTTACCTACTATTTGTTGAGGTTTAATATCATGTTCTTGTGCTAAATAATTTCTAGCTTGTTTTCTACAATCTAATACATCTTTACCTAATCCATGACAAGCACCATCAGATAAATCTGCTAATTGTTCTACGGATGTAATTCCTTCCATTTCAAAAAACTTTTTTTTACCTTTATTTAAAGATTTTAATTTTGTTAATGGTGTTTCCTTTTTTTCATTAGAAATAGGTTTTTTGTTTTTGTAATACGCATTGTACTCATTAGGAAACTCTTGTTTAATTTGTTCTTCTTTATCTTTCATTTTATAAATTACAGTATTTGGGTCGCCAATTAATTTAATTTCTACTAAATCAAATTTATTTGTAGAATCTTTAAAAATATTTATTCTTCTATTTCCTGCCATTTTACTCTCCTAGTTTATAGAGGGCAGTATAAACCACCCTCTATATATTTTAATGCTACAATGGAAATTGACACATTACTATCTTGGCACTTGCATCTATAGCAGTTGCACAAACAGCATCAGTAGCAGCATTTACAACATCTAGTGTTCCATCTCCTGCTCCAATTAATGTCAATGCGTTACCATCAGCACCTGCTGTTAAAGCAGTTGTTAATGTTGCTGGACCAGTTACTTGAATCCAACAATATTCACTTGTAGCTGGAGCTGATTGTAGAACACCAGCACCTGCTCTAGCAGTATCACTTACATCTGAAGTAACAACAGTTGTTGCTCCAGCTGAAGCTCCACTAGGTGCGTAATATCCAACTACATTACCAGATACTGCAGCAACAGAACCTGCTCCTACATTATATTGAACATATTTATAGAGTTTACCATCAGCAGTTTGACCTATTTGTCCTGGCTGAAATTCAGCACTTGAACTAGTGGCAGTAATATCTATACCAGTTATATAAGACATATTTTTCTCTCCTTATTATGCTTGTATGATGCCTTGTCTTGCTCTGTTTGAACAGGTCATATTTCCTGCCCATACTACAGGCAATACCATAGCATCTTGGTTAACAGAAGCCTTCTCACCCAAAGGAGAAAATTCTCTACCTTGAGCTGGTCGAAGGAATAAATAGTCCGTATTAAGCATATACATCTTGCTCGTTGGACATTGGTCATCATAATAGACTGGTGCATCCATAAACATTAAGTTCATAAATCCAGCACTAGCATTATCATCACTTGTAAATCTTTGGTTAGTCTGTAAAGAACTCCAATAGAATTGAAAGTAATTAGATGCTGCTACGATAACATCAGGATGATCTGCACCTCTAACTGTGCTTAACCAAAGTGTGTTCATAGCTGTTTGTATAGTAGTAGCACCAGGAGTTGCACTCTCGGTACTAAAATCATACACTTGGTTTTGCCAGAAACTATAAGTAGTAGAGTTAATACCACCTACTGTGTTTCCAACAGTACCAGGAACTAATAACTGTAATCCACCTAGTTCTTTTCCATCTGTACCTGTGCCATCAGCATATAAGCCAGTAGCCATAGTATTTTTTAGAGTTTTTTCTAGGTTTCTTACTCTTGATTTAAGTAAGTTAAAGATTGCTTCTTTACCAGAGTTTTCGACCTGTTCTAATCCAGAAATAACCACATTACCAGCTAATTGTTTATAATTAAACTCAGCTGCTGTGAATGTATTACTGGTAGATGTGTCTAAAACCTCGTAGCCACTATACCATTTTGCAGTTGAGTTAGTTGCGTATTCTAATTCCTGCACAATAGTTCTACCTGTGGCGATTTGTTTGTTGCCTTTCTCATCAATATGACGAAGTAAGGCATTACCATTAGTTACGTTATCTGCAAGAGTTTTTGAATATCCTGCAAGAGTAGTTGTAACTATTTCGGTAAATGTACTATTTGGACTTGCCATTTTTATACCTCATTAAGTTATTGTGAACCCACAACTCATTTAGTTATACCTGCACTACTAATTGATTCCATAAGCAAAGAATCTAAATCGCTATTTTTAACAGAACCACTAGGAGGAGTAGTTGCAGTTCTAGGTCTAACTTTTTTAGCCTTTTCAACTGCTGCTTTCCTTCTCGCATCTTCTTCGGCTTTTGCACTTTTTCTTTGCGAATCTAAAGATTGTTTGTATAAATCATCATCTAATCTAATAGATTTAGCATAAGCATCTTCTAATCCTTTTGCTTCTCCTGCATCTATTAAATTGCCCATTTTTACTCTAACTTGTTCAAAATGAGGATATTTTAAATTACCTTTTTCATCTTTTGATTGAGCAAAAGTAGAAATTTGATTTTCTGTTTGCTGTCTAGCAGATTGCAGATTTTGTTGTTTGAACTGATTTAATTCTGCAAGTATCGCTTGATTTTGTTGTTGTAATTGGGTAATTTGTGGGTCGGAATTATTCCAATCCACATTTTCTTCTA